AATAGGTCATTTACTGATAACCAAAAACGTTACTTTTTTAAGATGGAACAATTAAAAATAGACTTGAATACTAAGGCAAATATTATAATAGATACGATTCATCAAGTTAAAGGTGGCGAAGCGGATAATGTTGTATTATATGCTAAAACAAATTGGCCATCTGACTATGATGGTAAAAATTTAGAGGCTAAATCAAACGAAGCGAGAGTATGGTACACTGGGGCATCAAGACCAAAAAAGAATTTAATAATTTTAGGTACATCTCACAAGTACAGTTTTCCTTTAGTTCAAATATATAACACATACATGGAAAATTTTAACGAAAGATAATAAATACATGAATACAATAATATTAAATGGAAGTCCAATTAGCGTTATAAACACAGATTTTACATTAACAGCTGAAGAAAAAAAATGTATTCTAGATTTAAACTATGTAGTCCACAACAACAATGAAAAAGTTAAATTATCTGAAGATACAAATATATTAAAAAAAAAAGAACTCAAAAGAATTGACGAATTAATGTTTTATTGGGTAAATGAATATAACAATAAAATATTAGAAATTAAAAATAAATTACGTCTTGTTCATAGTTGGTCTACAATAAACGATAATTCTTTCCATCCTTTACATATGCACCCAAATTCATTTATAAGCTGTGTTTTTTATTTAGAGAGTCAGGGATCTAATAAAATCTGTTTTGAAACACATAAAAGTTTATTGCAAAGTTGTTATAATTTTGATTATGATATTATAAAAAATAACGGTTTTAATTCAAAAAATTGGACATTTGACATTAATCAAGGAATGATTATTTTTTTTCTTTCAAATTTACACCATCATTCATTTAATTCAGGTAGAAAAATTCTTATTGGAAGTAATTATTTTATAACTGGTAAATTAGGATCACATAAAAGATTAACTTACTTAGAAATTTAATGACTAATAAAATTTTTTTTAAACAAATAGGTGGATCACATTATAAAAAATATGCAATCCAACCATCACAGTTTATTAATAAAAATAAATTACTTTTTGCAGAGGGAAATGCTATTAAATATATTACGAGGCATCAAGATAAGGGCAAGAAACAAGATTTACTTAAAGCAATTCATTATATAGAAATGATTATTGAAAGAGATTACAATGAATAATATAATGTATTTATTTGGTTTACCTATCTATATAGAAAAAATAAATTCTGAATCATATGAAAAAAATAAAATTATAAAACAAATAGAAGATAATTATAAAATATCTAGTAAAAGGAATAATTGGAATAAACATTCATCCATAGTGACAGATATTCATCATTCTCTTAAAGATGAAGATAATGAAAATTTTGCTGCAATTAATTATTATAATTTACCAGAAATATATAAAAAAATAATATCAAATTTTTTAGACAAATTACATTTAAAAAAAAATTTAAATTTCTCATACCATATTGTTAATTATACTTGTTCGAAACATAATTCTTTTATGACTCCACATATTCATTCAAATTGTAGTTTTTCTTTAATTCATTACGTTAGTTTTGATGATGTACAACATATTCCCACTATATTTAGGAGTCCATTTTATTTTTGTAATATATTACCTAATCGTTTGCAAATTATAAATTTATTTAACGAAAATTTTGAAGAAAATAGTTGGATACATAAGGAATGGGCATTAAAAACTAAAGAAGATGACGTTATTATTTTTCCAATGATACTCGAACATTATGTAAGAAATTTAGACAGTGATAAATCAAGAATAACTATTTCTGTAAACATAAATATAAGTGAAAGGTTATAATTTTTTAGTGTGAGTCATCAATTAAATTTTATCTATCAACAAAATGATTGGGCAACACCAAAATCATTTCCAGATTTAAGTAGTGAAAAAATAATAGCAATAGATTTAGAAACTAAAGACCCTAACATTAAAACATTTGGATCTGGTTGGCCAAGAAAAGATGGAGAGATTGTTGGTATTGCAATAGCAACAGCAAACTTCAATGGATATTTTCCAATAGCTCATGATGTTGGTGGCAATATGGATAAGAAGATGGTCTTAAAATGGTTTCAAGATGTTCTTAAAACAGAATCAACTAAAATATTTCATAACGCTTCGTATGATGTGGGTTGGATTAGATCTTACGGTTACACGATCAATGGTAAAATTGTAGATACAATGATTGCTGCAGCATTGGTGGATGAGAATAGATTTAGTTATAGTCTTAATAACTTAGCCAAAGATTATTTAGGTAAGATGAAAGCCGAGACTGAATTAAAGCAGCGCGCAGAAGAATGGGGATTGGACGCGAAAGCGGATATTTGGAGATTGCCAGCACAGTATGTTGGTTTTTATGCGGAGCAAGATGCACAACTTACACTGGAACTTTGGAATCATTTTGAATTAGAAATACGTAGACAGTTCTTAACTGATATTTGGTTAACAGAAATGGAACTATTACCCTATGTAATTAAAATGAGAGAACATGGTGTAAGAGTTGATTTAGATAAAGCTGAACGAATGAAAAAAGATTTCATAGTAAGAGAGAAAGAAATATTAAAAGAAATAAAAAAAATATCGGGAGTAAATGTAGATCCTTGGGCAGCACGATCGGTGTCCGTTGCTTTTGATAGACTAGGAATAAAATATCCACTTACGGAGAAAACAAAAGAACCATCCTTTACATCAAACTGGTTGGAAAACTGTAAAGAACCTATTGCAAAATTAATTAAAGAGGTAAGAGAAGTTAATAAGTTTTATAGTGCTTTCATTGATTCAATATTAAAATATTCATTTAAAGGACGTATACATGCTGAGATACATCAATTAAAAGGGGATGGTGGTGGGACTGTTACAGGCAGATTAAGCTACTCAAACCCTAATTTGCAACAAGTTCCTGCAAGAAATAAGGAATTAGGACCACTAATTAGCTCATTATTCTTGCCAGATGTCGATCATTCTTGGGGATCTTTTGATTATTCACAGCAAGAACCAAGGCTAGTAGTACACTATGCTGCCTCAATTGGTGAAGGATATGAGGGATCGCACGAATTGATCAGTGCATACGAGAAGGAGGACGCAGACTTCCATCAAACTGTGGCAGAGATGGCAAATATTCCAAGGGCACAAGCTAAAACAATAAACCTTGGTCTGTTTTATGGTATGGGTATAAAAAAATTATCTAGAGAGCTTGGTATTGATTACGATCAAGCTCAACAAATTCTTGCTGCATATCATCAACGAGTGCCATTTGTAAAAAAACTATCAGAAAAAGTTATGCAAGTAGCAGATACAAAAGGTTATATTATTACTTTTGGTGGTAGACGGTGTAGATTTAATTTATGGGAGCCACTAACAATAGGATTTAATAAGGCAATGACACTTGAAGACGCCGAGTTTCAATTTGGTAGAAAAAATATTAAGCGTGCAAATACATATAAGGCAATGAATAAATTAATTCAGGGTTCTGCAGCAGATCAAACTAAAAAAGCAATGATAGATTGTGCTAAAGCAGGTTATCTACCTATAATTCAGGTGCACGATGAGTTGTGTTTTAATATTAAATCTGAACAGGATAAAAAAAATATTATTGGTTTGATGGAAAATTGCTGCAAGTTGTTAGTTCCTTCTAAAGTTGATGCAGAATTAGGGAGCTCTTGGGGTGAATCAAAGTAAAGAATTAAAAAAATTAATGGATATAGTACAAAAACGCGGAGCAAGATGCGAATATTGTGGTAATACTGGAAATAAAAACCCTGGTTTCCAATTAAGATTGGTTGATGGTATACTTGCATGTACTAAATGTGAGATAAAACATGAAATTAGAAAGTATAAAGGTTAATGTTGGTATTTGTCCTGAATGTAAAAATTTTTCTTCCTTTATAGACACTCCTAAAAAACAAATTTTTGTTTGTCACATTTGCAATAAAAAAGTTAAACAATACATAAACGGCAAAGTTTTATACAAATCAATTGAAGTTCCTGGAATTGAAATATCTTAGAGCGCAAGATAGCGCATAATAAACTTACGTTTATTTTATTTTTTTAAAGTGCCTTAAGAAGCGTAATCTAATTCTTTATTAATTTCTTCTTTTGCACTAACCAAGTCTAGATCTATCATTTCTTTTTTTACTTTTTTCAAATCAAGATCTATCCATTTCATCTCTGGTGTTACACAACCTTGCTCAAGATAAGATTGGTTCCACTTGGACTCCAAGCTTATTTTTTTGAGCAACAGAGACTGAGCAGTTATTATCACCCTCTATTTCCTCATAACTTACAAATACCCTATCTTTTACATAAGGTATGCTGTCGGAAATAAAAACTTTTCCGTCAGCTAAGTTTTTCAAGAAGTTGCGTTTGGCTTCATCGTCGTCAGACCCTTGGCAAGTACCATTTATATATAGTCCCATTATCCTTACCTGGAAGCGAAACAACTTCATGCAAATAAATACCATAAATATCAATAGTTTGCAATATTATTGTCAATAGGACTGAAACAGATACTTGACTATTAGATAAGACAACATAAGATATATAATAATGACAAAGGTTTTGAGAATACTAGAAGAACTCTATAAACTAATAAATTCTATAATGGACCGATCCGTAGAACATAGGAGG